GCGGCGGCCAACTCGGTCCCGTTCGACGACGGCGGGCTCCCGGGCCCGTCCCCGGGCCTGCTGGGCGGCAAGGCGGGTGTGTCGCTGATGGGCGGCTCCACGATCGGCGGCAACGCCACCGGGACCGGGCCCACGCTGAACCCCGGCCAGAAGTTCGGCAACTTCGAGATCGGCGGCCCGCCCAAGCCGATCTCGCCGAACGTCTACGGCGCGCCGAACTCGAAGGCCAACCGGATCGCCAAGAAGTACAACCAAGCGCTCGGGGGCGAGGTCCCGTCGTGGGAGGCGTCGGCCGCGCTGGCCTACTCGGGCTCGGGCTACAGCTCGATGAACGGCCCGCTGTGGTCCGACAACTTCGACGGCGCCGATGACCTGACCAAGGCCCAGATCACCAACCTGACGAACCTGATCAACCGGTGGAAGGCACCGGAGACCATGACGGCGACGCGCGGGCTGAACTACGACCCGGGGATGCCCGACCCGCCCGCCGAGGGGATGACCTACACGGCGAAGGGTTTCCAGTCCACGTCGATCGGCGCGGGCGCTTTCACCAGCAAGAACGTCGTTATGAAGATCACCGTTCCGAAGGGCATGCCGGGCGCGGTGCTCAACGGTGGCGGGCTGAGCCACTTCCCGCACGAAGAGGAACTGGTGCTCCCGCACGGCACCCGCTACGCGATCACCAAGGACACGATGAAGGGGGGCAAGCGATGGCTGGAAGTGACGGCACTCCCGCCCGAGTAGAGCTGCCCGAGAAGTTCGATCAGCCGGCCGGCGCGGGCACCTGGGCGGCCTCGGGGATCGAGGCGTCCCCGCAGGCGCTGGCGATCCTGGCCGAGCAGGGCGTTGACGCCTGGCGCGCGTTCGTCCGCAGGGACGTCACCAAGACGGTCATGGGCCGGTCCGAGGAGGAGGCCCGGCCGTGGTTCCCGGGCGAGAAGGCCGCGCTGGCCGTGCGCTCGGGCAACCCGGGCGCGCTGCGCCGGTACTGGACGGCCGGGCCGGGCCTGGCGAAGTGGCGCGGGTCCCCCACCCCGTGGCGCACGCTGCGCAAGTTCCTGAGCAAGTACCTGTCCGGCGATGAGCTGGACAGCACCACCAGCTCTTGGTACCGGCTGGTCTTCGGCAAGCTCCCGCAGGACCGCTGATGGTGCGCTCGCAGAACGGCTGGACGGCCAACGATCGGTCGCTGATCGCCACACGCACCCCACCGGGCACGCGCCTGCGCCTGCCCGTGCGCATCGGCCCCGCCGGGGACTTGCTGCTGGAAGTCGTCGCGCTGTTCGACCTGATGGTCCAGGACGTCGACCAGGGCGCCGACGACTGGGGCTATGCCGAACGCCCGATCCGTGGGGCCACGGCGCTGTCCAACCACGCCAGCGGGACGGCCGTCGATGTCAACGCGACCCGTTGGTCGCTGGGCAGCGCGGCCAGCGTCAACCTGACCCCGCGCCAGATCCAGACCGTGCGCGAGATCGTGGCCGCCACCGGCGGTGTCGTGCGCTGGGGCGGGGACTACACGGGCCGCAAAGACCCGATGCACTTTGAGATCAATAACGGCCAGACCGACGCCACCTGCGCGCGTGCGCTGGCCCGGCTGCGCGCGACCTACGGCCACCCGGCCACCACCGGACCGGTCGTGGTGGTCCACCCCGAGGAGGACGACTTGACCCCCGACCAGATTCGCATGCTCTCCGAGATCCATCGGGAGACCACTAGCAAGCTCCCCAACCGGCGCGGCCCCAACGGCGAGGCGCTGGGGCAGCCGCCCTTCGCCGATACCCTGTTCGGTTTCGCTATGAACGCTGACGGGTCCAGCTACCGCACCGCGTGGGATGTCGACGCGGTGCACCGTCGCCTCGATGAGCTGACCGCCACGATCCAGGGTCTCGCAGAGGCTCGGGAGGGCGCCCCCGCGCCCGGACTCGACTACGACCAGCTGGCCGCCGCACTCCTGCGGCGCATGGCCGGCTGACCCCGAAAAGGAAGGACGCTCCCCCGATGTCCGCTCCCCTGATCCACCCCAAGCCCGGTGACGCCTTCGTGCGCACCTTCGAGCCCCTGTTGGAGGTGCGCAGCGCCGGCCGTGGGGGCGACGGGCGCACGATCGAGGGCATCGCCGTGCCGTACCTGCGTCGTCAGCGCATCGATCAGACCTTGGTGGAGCAGTTCGCGCCGGGCGCGTTTGATCACCAGATGGACCGGCCGGGCCGGGTGGTCTTCACCCGCGACCACATGAGCCACGGCGGAACGCTGATCGGCAAGGCGCTGGAGCTGCGCAACGACGCCATGGGGCTGTGGGGGGCCTGGCGCGTGTCGGCGACGGCGGCCGGGGACGAGACCCTGGCCCTGGTCGCTGATGGCGTCCTGACCGAGCTGAGCGTGGGCTTCCGGGCGGGTCGGGACCACATCGAGCCCGACGGCACGGTGACCCGCGTGCGCGCGGACCTGCGGGAGGTGTCGGTGGTGCTGGCCGGCGCGTACGGCGAGGGTGCGCAGATCATGGCGGTGCGCTCGGCGGAGCAGCAGGACGGGACCACGACGTGGCGTCCGGAGCCGCGCCGGATCGAGACCGCCGGGCTGATCATCGCTGAACTGGCCGCGCTTCAGCTGCCCGACGAAGTGGCGTAGGCCGCGCGGGCGGCCGGCTCACTGTCCGGGGCGCGTACCCCGTCCGTCGTGCCGGCCTGCCCCGCGCGGTTGCGCGCGGTGCTCACCCGGGCGTCCCCGGGGCGTAGCCGCGCCCTGTCCAGAGGATACGACGGCGGCCCCGCCGGGCTCCAACTCCCGACGGGGCCGCGCCCTAGTCGCACCACCGGCCGGTCAACGCCTGTGCCTCCGAGACCTGGGTACGTGTTCCACGCTAGCGGCTCGGCCGTGCTGGTGGGATCGATGAACCGGAATGCAACGGGATGGCACGGGATGAACCACCTCCCATGGGTTGCGCGGGCTCTCTCCCATGGGTTAGTCTTCTCCCATGACGCACACCCAAGCCCCCGCCGTAGCAGTCGGAACCCCCGCCACCCAGGTCTACGTGACCGACTCCCGCGCCCTGGTCGTCTCCCGGGTCAGCGCGTCCGGCCGGACCATCTGGACCCAGAGCGTGGAGCTGGACGAGTCCACCCGGCGCCGGGAGACCGAACTCCTGGCCGAGGGCGAGCCCCCCGTAATGCTGGTGAACGGCGACCTGACCAAGCCCTACGGCCCAGAGCGGCAGTGGCGCTGGACCCGGGGCGCCTGGCGCAACGGCGGCGACCGGGTCTACCTGGGCCACTCGATCCAGCGGGTCGACTACAAGATGTGAGCCCCGGCGGGGGGGCACCCCCCCCCCCCCCCCCTACCCCTGGGAGATCCCGATGGCCGTCACCCTGCTCGAAGACACCCCGTCGCACGTTCTGCGCACCGCCCTGGAGCGCCTGCGTCCCGACGGCGCCACTGCCGCCCGCGTGCGCGAGGAACTGGCCGAACGCCTGGAAGCACAGCTGGCCCGCGACGAAGACGGGTCCGACGCCTACGTGCGTCACCTGGAGCTGGCCGGCTACGACGAAGCTCGCTACCAAGAGCGGATGGAAGCTCAGCTCGGCATCCCGATGTGACCGAAGTGCAGAAGGGCCCCTCCCGGATCGAGCGCGGGAGGGGCCCTTCTGCGTCCGGCGACCCCTCGGGGCCCCGGATCGTCGTCGGCAGGCAGGTGGGCCCCGACGGCAGGCGTCAGGCTACTTCGACTTCTCCTGCACGTTCGGGCTGGCCTTGGTGCCGCCCGAACGCGACGCGGACGACCCGGCCGTGGCCGGGCGCTCGGCGCCGATCTTGGCGTTGTCGCGCTGCTGGCCCTTGCTCTCCTTGCTGGACCCGCCGCCCTGGACCAGGGCCGCCGGGCTGGTGCTCGGGCCGTCGGTCCGAACGCCCTTCGACTCGTCCGCCAGGATCTCGCCCGGCCCGTCGGCCATCGCCGCCGACGCCTCATCGCCGTCGATGGCGTGCGGAACGCGCCGGTCCGCGTCAGCGTCCCACGTGTAGACCTTCCGGCCGTTCACGTCCTCCTCCAGGCGGTAGGTGCCGCCGTGCAGGTCAACCGAGGACTCCGGGTCCATGTCGGTGAAGCGCCGGTGCTGGCCGCCCATGGGGCCGCCCTGGTAGAAGACGTCGGTCAGCGTGACCGTGCGGGGTCGATCGGTGGACTCAGGCACTGGTGGCCTCCAGGTCAAGGGGGAGCTACGTTCCGGCGCATCGTCCCACGCGCTCGGCGCGCGTGGTGATCACGTCGTACCAAGACCCTTGGTAGGGTCCCCCGCAGTAGTACCCGCACCAGACGATCGGCACCCCGGTTCCCCGGCACCCCGCCCCCGCGCGGCACCCCGGACGTGACGGCACCCCGATAGGCGGCCTTCCCAGCCCCCCTATCTCGGAGCCCTCCCCGTGCCGAACCCGTACCTGGCTTCTCTGCGCGAGAAGTACACCACCCTCCAGACCAGCATCCAGGGGCTTCAGGCCCGCGCGCTGGACGAGTCCCGCGATCTGTCCGATGAGGAACTGACCAGCGTTCGGGGCATGGCCGATCAGGCCAAGGCTCTGCACACGCAGATCAGCGACCTGACCGACATCGAGGTCCAGGACCGCGCCGTCCAGGAACTGGCGGCCCGGATCTCCGGTGACGCCGATGTGGACGCGGTCAAGAGCCGTTCCGACGCCACCCTCACCACGATGCACCGGCCCAACCAGGGCGGCGCCCCGACCACCACCGGCACCCGGGTCGGCCAGTTCACCACCCAGGACCGCGACCCGGGGCACTACACCCGGGCGTCGCACAATTCGTTCTTCGGCGACCTGAACCGGGCCCGCAACAGCGACGATGAGGCTGCGCGCCGGCTGGCCGAGCACAACCGGGCGCTGTCCACCGGAACCGGCAACGCCGGTGCCGGTGTCGTGCCGCCCAGGTGGCTCACCGAGGAGTTCGAGCTGCTGGCCCGGCAGGGCCGCGCGCTGGCCTCCGCCGTGCGCAACATCGGGCTGGGCAGCGACCCGCGCCCGATCACCCTGCCCAAGCAGGTCACCGGGACCGACGCCGAGATCACCGAGCAGGCTTCGGAGAACGCGGCGACCGAGGATGACGACGCCTGGACCTCCGACGTCGACACGGTCACCCCCAAGCCGACCGCCGGTATCCAGATCGTCTCCCGTCAGATGCTGGACATGTCCAGCCCGGCGATCGACGCGCTGATCTACGGCGACATGCTGGCGGCCTACAACCTGAAGATCGAGAAGAAGGTCGGCGCCGCCATGGTCACGGCGGCCGGCTCGGCCGTGACCACCTTCGCCACGAACGCGGCGTTCAACACTGACCAGGACGCCTCCGACGCGGTGATCGACGCCGCGATCGCGGTGCGCAACGCGCGCAAGCTCCCGGCTGACCTGCTGGCCATGGGCATCGTGCGTTACGGCGAGTTCCTGAAGCTCAAGGATGCCGACGGCCGCCCGATGATCCCCGAGGCCGGTATGGGCCCGATGAACGCCATCGGTGTCGGCACCGTGCAGGTCGACGGCCGGCTCAACGGCCTGGGCGTCATCGCCTCCGACGGTGTCAGCACCGGCTCGTTCCCGGAGTCGATCCTGGTCGCCCGCGCGGCGGACACGATCCTCTTCGAGAGCGACGTGCTGCGGTTCCGCTACGAGGAGCCCCTGGGTCCGGAGTCGGTCAAGCTCGGGATCTGGGGCTACAGCGCGGTGATCTGCCGGCAGGCCGGCAAGAGCATCAAGCGCATCGTGGTCACGGCGGCCTCCTGATGGCGGCGACCAAGGCGCCCGCCCGGAAGGCGGGGCCGGTCAAGGCGTCGACCTTCCGGCTCGGCGCCGGCACGCCCGTCGCGCGCGGGGCGGCCGTCACGGCGCCCACCGGCGGCTCCACGGTTGACGCCGAGTCCAGGGCCGCGATCAACGCCCTGATCTCGCGTCTCCAGGCGCTGGGGCTGATCGCCTGATGTGGCCCCCGGACCTGGACGCGCTCAAGGACGACATGAAGATCACGGACACCCGTGATGACGACCAGCTGGAAGTCATGCTGGCCGCCGCCGTGTCGTTCGTGGAGCGCGTCCGGTCCGGGGACTTCGACTTCGGTTCGGGGCCGGACACGTTGCCGGCCCCGACCCCGGAATTGGAGCTGGGCACCGTGCGCCTGGCCGCCCGCTGGCACCAGCGCCGTCGATCCCCGGACGGCCTGATCCAGATGGGCGACCTGGGCACGGCCCGGGTCACGTCCTACGACGTCGACATTGATCGTCAGCTCGGCATCGGTCGGTTCCGCAGGTCGGTGATCGCATGACCGTGGCGACCGCCCATGAGGCGCTGAGCACGGCGCTGGAGACCGTGGAGGGCCTGCGGGTCTACCGGGACCCCGGCGCCGTGCTCGACCCGCCTGCCGCCCTGGTGGGCCCGCCGTTGCTGACCTTCGGCGGACCCGACTCGGACCCGATCGCTGCCCGGTGGGTGGTGATCCTGGCCGTGAAGTTCGACGATCGCGCCTTCCCCGACCTCTGGGAGCTGATTCCGCAGGTCACGGCGGCTATCGAGTCGTTGACCGATGCCGTGGTGTCGCAAGCCTCCCCGGGCACGTGGCAGAACGGCGCCATTTCGCTCCCCTGTTACGAAATCTCCGTAGAGATGAGCCTCAATTGACCGCGCACAGCAGGAAGCTCAAGGTCATCACGTTCGACCTGGGCGGAACCGAGTTTCAGGCCCAGTGCTCGAACTGGACCCTGAATAACAACACCCCGGACGGCGACCTGTTCTACGTCTTCGCCGAGGGCGAGGAGTTCCGGGAGGAGGCCGACCCGGACTGGTCGCTGACCATGACGTTCTACAGCGACTGGCGCTCGGGCGGGATCTCGGACTACCTCCAGGACAACGACGAGACCCAGGTGTCCTTCCAGCTCGACCACCACCCCGACGTCAGCGGCGAGCACGTGCGCTGGTCGGGCGAGGTCAAGATCAAGGCGCCGGCCGTCGGCGGCGACGTGCGATCGACCGAGGTCACCTCGGTCACGCTCCAGTGCGTCGGTAAGCCCGAGTACGAGCGGGTCGCCTGATGGCGCGCTCGACTCCGGCCACGGTCACCCCGACCTACGCCGGTGCCGTCGTCACCATGGGCGCGGCACCGGTGGACGGCGACATCCTTCCCGTCGGCTCGAACGTGGTCCTGCTGGTGACCAACGGTGGTGGCTCCCCGATCACCGTGACGATCCAGACCACTGCGCAGAAGGGCGGCCTGGACGTCGCCGACGGGGGCGGGGCGGTGGCCGCAGGGGTGACCCGGGTCTTCGGCCCGTTCCCGTCGAACCTGTTCGCCCAGGCCGATGACGCCGTGGTGGGCCCGAACAAGGTGCTGGTGGACTACTCGGCTGTCACCTCGGTGACCCGGGCGGTGCTGGCGGTCTGATGTTCAACTACACGCTCCGCCCCGCCGATGGTGAGGGCGAGGACATCACCGTCACGGCGGACTCCCGGGACGTTCTGCGGTGGGAGAAGGCCGGTAAGGGCCGCTCGATCTCGAAGCTGCTGGCGGAGCCGACCCTCGCCGACGCCTACATCCTGGCCTACCTGGCCGGGAAGCGGACCGGGGTCATCACCTGCAACCCGCAGGAGTTCGAGGACGGGTTCCTGATCGTGATGACCGGCGAGGAGTCGCCGGACCCTTCCCTGTCGGGTCTCTAGGACGGCTGCTCGTGTCCTTGGCCATCCGGACCGGCATCCCGCCGTCGGTCTGGGCGGCCGAGGGCGAACAGGCGATCTTCACCGCGCTCCAGGTGCTCCGCGACGAGGAGCCCGACCCGGAGCCCGACGGCGCGCAGATGAGGGGATAGAGCCAGTGCCGAGCACCGAAATCAGCTGGCGCTTCCAGGGCCTGAACGAGGTCATCCGCGCGACGCGCGACCTGCCCGACGAGGCGCAGCGCGAGATCGCCGACAAGCGCGAGGAACTGAGCCAGCGCCTGGCCACCCTGGTGCGCGCGGCCGGGCAGGCCAGCGATCGGCAGTCCGCCCGCGCCGCCACCACGGTGCGCCCCGGCGGTGGCGCGCAGATGGTCGTGGCCGGGCCGCACCCGCTGCTGTTCGGCTCGGAGTTCGGCGCCCTCGGCCGGTTCGGGTGGTACGCGAACCGGCGCTACCGGGGCTCCCGGCCTCGCCAGTTCCGCCCGCACCGTGGTGCTGCGTCCTACTGGTTCTTCCGCACGATCGAGCGCCACCAGCCCGAGATCGACGAAGCATGGGCGCAGGCGCTTGACGCCACCGTCCGGGCCTGGAGCGCCTGATGGCCCGTACGACCTCGATCATTGAGCTGCTGTTCCGGGGGAACAGCACCGACGCGGCGGCGGCGATCGCCCGTCTTCGCCGGCAACTGGAGGCGCTGAACGAGAACAACAGCCGCGCCGCGCGCTCGGCCCGGCTGTTCGGTACCGACGTCGACGCCACGTCGCGCAAGCTCAACGGTGCGGCCGGCTCGGCCATCAAGTTCGTGGGCGCCATGGGCTCGATCGGCGGGGCGCTGCCCGCCATTGCCGGGCTCACGGCCAGCCTGACGACCACGGCCGGCGCCGCCCTGGTGCTGCCCGGCGTGCTGCTCGGTGCGGCCGGCGCGGTCACCACGCTGAAGCTGGCCACCTCGGGCTTCGGGGACGCGGTCAAGGCGGCCGACCCCAAGGCGTTCGCTGAGGCGACGAAGGACATGGCCCCGGCGGCCGTCCAGACGGCCAAGGCGTTCCGCGACCTGAAGCCCGCGATCGAGGCGATGAAGAAGGAGATCCAGACCAACTTCTTCGCCGGCCTGGCGACCGACGTCCGGCTGCTCGGGAACCAGTACCTGCCGGCCCTGCGCCCACAGTTCGCGGGCATCGCCACCGAGTACAACTCGATGGCCCGCGCCGCTGTAGGCGCCCTGCTGGCCCCGCAGGCCGTCCGTGACGTGAACGCGGTGCTGACCGCGCAGCGTGGCGTCCTGAACGACCTGAAGCCGGCCCTGGGCAACATCCTGACCGGCATCCTGGCCATCGGCCAGCAGGGCGCGGCCGAGTTCCGGGGCATGGGCGCGGCCATCACCGACGTGACGGCCCGGTTCGCCGCGTGGGCGCGGCGCGCGCAGGAGACCGGCCAGATCACCCAGATCATCCGGGAGGGCAAAGAGGAGCTGGCCAAGTACGGCGAGGTCGGCAGCAACGTCGGCGGCATCCTCTCAACGGTCTTCAAGGGCCTGTCGATCGACGGCCAGAACTTCGCCGACGGCCTGATCGAGACCACGCAGGCGCTGGAGGACTTCCTCAACAGTGCCGAGGGCCAGGAAGCCCTCCAGGCGCTCGGCGAGACCCTGCGGGTGACCGCGCAGGTGACCCGCGAGGTGCTGCTGACCGCCCTGAAGGAGCTGGCGCCGATCATCATCGCCGTGGCCCCGGCGGTCCAGGACTTCGCCCGGGTGCTCGGGGCGGTGCTGGTCGACGCGATCAAGACGGTCGGGCCGATCCTCCAGGGCTTCGCCACGGCGCTGTCCGCGCTGGCGCCGTCGTTCCAGTTCCTGGTTCCGGCCCTCGCAGGCCTGGTGCTCGGGTTCGGCGCCCTGCGGGTGATCAACACGGTGGTGGGCTGGGTGACGGCCGGGGCGGCGGCGTTCCGAACCCTGGGCATCGCGCTCGGGCCGGTGGTGCTGGTGCTGGCCATCGGCGCGGCCATTGCCGCCCTGAACAACCTGCGCAGCTCGGAAGAGGCGGCGGCCGAGGCGGCGGCCAAGCACCAGAGCCGTATCCAGACGCTGAAGTCCACGCTGGACCAGTACAACGGGTCGGTCACCGAGTCGACCCGGCTCCAGGTCGCCCAGGAACTCGCCGGCGCCACCCTCGCCGACGGCACCACGAAGATCACCGATGCCCTGCGCGCGGCCGGCATCTCGTTCAACGACTACAGCGCGGCGGCCTCGGGCAACGGTGACGCGCTGGAGCGAGTGAATGCCCAGCTCGGCGAGCAGGCCCGACAGGTCATCGGTGGGTCGCAGGCGTGGCAGGCGCAGTCGGCCACGCTCCAGAAGCACGGGATCTCGCTGGATCTGGTGAGCGCGGCGGCGCTGGGCAACGTCCAGGCGCAGCAGGAGATCGCGAACAAGCTGCGCGACACCTCGGTGAACATGACGGCGGCGGAGAACCGGGCTAAGGACTTGACCGACCAGTTCCGCGAACAGGTCGGTCCGCTCGGGGAGCTGGGCTCGACCCTGGGCGACTACTCGGGCGCGCTCAAGGACGCCCAGGAACAGACCGCCCTGGCCGGCAAGGCCGGTGCCGACTTCTCCACCATCCTGGAGTCGATCCAGGGCGGCCTGGCCGGACTGAAGGGCACCGGCAACCCGACCGCGCCCCTGGTGACCGGCTTCCAGGACTTGGCCAAGGCGGCGCTGACGTCGGCCACGGCGGCCGGGCAGGCCGACGTCGCGTACGGCGGCGTGGCGGCCGGCGCGGACACGGCCGCGCGCAAGGTCCAGGAGTCCCGGGATGCGTTCATCGCCTCGGCCACGGCAGCCGGGGTGACCCAGCAGCGGGCGAACCAGCTGGCCGACTCGATGGGCCTGATCCCGGACGCGGTGCGGACCGATTTCATCACCAACGCCGATGCCGTGGGCCAGTCGCTCAACCAGATCAATGAGCAGTTCGACCGGGTGCCGGGCACCAAGACGGTCACGGTCAACGCGCTGACCGCCGAGGCGATCACCCGGCTGGAAACTCTGGGCTTCAAGATCCGGGAGACCCCCAACGGACAGTTCGAGGTCACGGCCAACACCAAGGACGCGCTGGGCCAGCTGGACGCGGCCCTGGCCCAGGTCAACGGCTCTACCGGCACCTTCACCCTGGACGCCAACCCGGCCGACGCCGAGGGGCGGATCAGGGCCACGGTGACCTTGGCCGACGGTTCGGTCGGCACGATGACGATCGACGGCAACGGTCAGCCGGCCGAGGTGGAACTTAACGGGGTTAAGTACAAGGTGGACGCCACCACCGGGGTCATGACGATCGACGGCAACCCCAAGCCCGGTATCGCGAACCTGAACGGCTTCAAGCTCCAGACCGACCGGACCACCGGAACCATGATCGTGGCCGCCAACACCGGGCCCGGTAAGCAGACCGCCGACGCCTTCTACAACAGCCAGAACGGGCGCGTCATCACCATGACGGTGCGGGTCACCACGACTGGCGAAGTGCTCGGGCGGGGCAACACCGGCCTGGCCGGCGGTGGCCTGATCGGCCATCCCAAGCTCGGCGGGCAGCCGATGTATGCCAGCTCGGGCTTGGTGCTGTCGGGCTACGCACCTGGCCGGGACACCGTCGGCCCGTTGTGGCTCTCGCCCGGTGAAGCGGTCCTGGTGCCCGAGCTGGTCAAGCAGATCGGTCCGGGCGAGATCCTGCGCGCGAACCGGATGGCCTCGAACGGCCGGCGGCCCACCATCGCTGGGCACTGGCCCGGGTTCGCTGGCGGCGGCGTGGTGGACAGCGGCCTGGCCAGCGCCCTGTCCAGTTCGATCCGGACCACGGTCGCGGGTCCGGCGGCGACCGGGACCGTGGTGACCGTTCCGGCGCCCGTCGTGGTCAACCACTTCTACGTGGACGGGCAGGAGTTCCGGGGCATGGTGCGGACCGAGATCGACGCTGACCAGCGCAAGACGGCTCGGCGGGTCCGGCAGGGCTCGGGGGCGAGCTTCTGATGGCGACCAAGGTCAACCTGCACCGCAACCCGGCGCTGTCGGTCAACGATACGAACTACTTCGGCACCGGGTGGGCGCGCACGGCCAGCGCCCACGCTTCGCTGCCCCGCACGACCGCGTGGGCGGGCAACACCACCGGCATAGAGCCGGCGCTGGGCCGCTCGACCACGGTGCCCGGCAAGTACTACGTGCTGAGCTTCAGCGTGCGCGCGATCGCCACGGTGACCGGCGCACTGCACATGGACTGGAAGACCTCCGGCGATGCCTACCTGAGCACCACCAGCGCGTCCGGTGGCTCCGACGGCGTGGTCAACATGACCAGCTCCAGCACCCGGCGCTTCGGCATGATCGGCCTGGCGCCGGCCACCGGCGAGCGGATGATCCCGGTGGCGGCGGATTGGCTGGGGGACTCGCAGATCACGGCGGTGATGGTCCGCCAGTTCGACACGCTCGGCGAGGCTGAGGCCGGGCTGGTCGTCGATCTGCTGCCCGGCAACTACTTCGACGGCAACACGGCCGGCGCGTCGTGGAGCGGCACCTCGGGCCTGTCCACGTCCACGCTGATCGCCGATGACCCGCTGGCCGCGCGCACCACCTGGGGCGCGCAGACCACCAGCGTGAACCGCATCCGGGACTTCGGTTCCGGCTCCACCATCTGGGGTGCGCAGACCACCCGCACCGGGCTGATCCCCACCGTCAGCTGGGACCCGCGCCGAGGCCGGGTCCGGATCTCGGCGGTCGGGCTCTCGCCCGACGTCGTGCGGGTCGAAGTGTCCTCACGCGCGGTCGGCACGGTGCGGTGGAGCCCGGTCCGGGGCGGCAAGGTCGCCGTGGTCGGCGGGCGCTTCGAGCGCACCGTCGACGACTACGAGTTCGTGGCCGGCGAGGGGATGCAGTACCGCATCCAGGCGTTCACCACGGCGGAGAACATCACCCCGGCCAACGTCTCGCAGACCATCGTGGCGTCCATCTCGGACACCCTCGATCAGGTCTGGATCAAGTTCATCGTGGCCCCGCACCGCAACGCCAAGGTGAGCCTGATCGGGTGGGGCCCGGTCAGCCGGCGGTCCCGGCAAGCCGTGTTCGGCATCCGCAACCGGCCGGACCCGATCGTGGTCACCGACGTGCACGCCTCCCGCTCGGTCACCGTGCAGCTGATGGCCTGGACCGAGGATGAGGCCGAGGAACTGGACCGGTCCCTGGCCCTCGGGCTCCCGGTCTACTTCCAGACCCCGACGAACGTGCAGCTGCGCAGCATGTACGCCTCGGTGGGGGACTACACGTTCGAGCGCAGCGGCGGCGTGACCAGTCAGCGCCGGATCTTCAGCATCCCGCTCACCGAGGTCTCGCCTCCGCCGCTGTCGATCGTCGGCCCCGGGCTGACCTACGCCACGCTGCTGGAGGACTTCCAGACCTACGAGGAACTGGCCGATGCCTACGCCTCTTACCTGGAGGTCATCGCCTGATGTACCCGACCAGCATCCGGTTCCGCGAGACCATCTCGGGCTCGCACCAGACCGTGACCCAGCTGACCCTGCTGACCAAGATCGTCTTCGGGCCGGACCCCCGCGCGGTCGCGCCCGAGGGCAGCTGGTGGGACCTGCCGCTGCACGATGACAGCTCGGCCGACGTCTCGCTGAACAGCACCTCGGACATCACCGGCTCCCTGGGCATCACGGTGCCCGGTGAGTGGTGGGACGTCGTGCGGCCCTACGGCGCCGAGGTGCACGCGGCGCGCGGGGTCAACTTCGGCGACGGCACTACCGAGCTGGTGCCGCTCGGCTACTTCCGGATCAACCGGCGCACCCAGGACGACATGCCCTACGGCCCGGTGGTGCTGGACTGCCAGGACCGCACCGCGCAGCTGGCGCAGGTGCGGGTGGCGCTGCCCTGGCAGATCCCGGCCGGCACGTCGCACCGGGCGATCTTCCGGCGGCTACTGGACGGGTCGCCCAGCGATGGCGTCGGTGGCTACGGGATGTACGGCCCGGCCGGGCCCAGCGTGCCGGTGGACTGGACCGGGGCCGGCTACGACCCGGACGCCACGGTGACCACCAAGGCCGTGGTGGTGGAGGACGATGCCGGCAAGTTCCTGTCGAAGATGGTCGGCGAGCGCGGCGCGGTGATCACCGCCAAGTCCACCGGGGAACTGGCCGTGCTGGCCCGGGAACGCCCGGTGGGCTCGGTCGCTGACTTCACCCTGATGGACGGGCCGACCGGGACCCTGGTCCGGGCGTCGCGCTCGGAGGACCGCAACGGCGTGTTCAACGTCGTGCGGGCCACCGGCTCGGACCCGGCCAGGGTCACCGGGTACCGGCTGGCCTACAACACCGACCCGACGTCGGCGATCCGCTACAACGGCCCGTTCGGCCCCTCGGTGCGCTACTACGCCTCGCCCCTGCTGGGTGACTCCGATGCCGCCGATGAGGCTGCCGAAACGATCCTGGCCCGCTCTACGGGCCTGCCCGAGGAGCGCTCCCTGTGGCTGGTGCCCGACCCGTCGGTGCGCCCGCTCGACACGGTTGAGGTGGTGTTGCCCTCGGGCGTCTCGGTGCACGTCGTGGAGGACGTGGGGGTCCCGCTCACCGGCAACGATGCGGCATCGGTGCGCACCCGCACGCTGAACTCGGTGCCGTCCAACCCCGAAGACCCCGAGCCCGACACGCAGCCACAACCCGACCCGGTGCCCGGCGGTGGCACGACCACCCCGCCCCCCGGTCCCGGTGGCGGGGACCCGTCCGACGGCACGCAGGCCGCGATCGTCAAGGGCTGGGGCGCGATCCTCACCGGGGACGAGTTCACCACGGCCGGGGACCTGTCGAAGTGGGGTCTCTACAACGGACCCGGCCACGGCGGGAACGGTCTTCGCCGGCCGAGCGCGTTCACCGTGCACGACGGGATGATGACCATCCACGGTAGCGCCGACAACGTCTCGGGCGGCACGGCGTTCAAACACCGCCAGGACGGGCGCGGCTACCGCGCCGAGGTCCGCGCGCGGGTCTACAACACCGACAACTCCGGTGGCGACCGGTACCACCCGGTGCTGATCCTCTGGCCGGACTCGGACAACTGGCCAGCCGGCGCCGAGTATGACTTCTTCGAGTGCGATGAGGGGGACGGCAAGTTCGGGCTCTTTATGCACTTGCCGAACCACACCCCGTACCGCCAGGACCACTATTCCGAGACCCTGGATATTCAGAACTGGCACAACTACGCGGTTGACTGGAATGCCCGGGACAAGATCCTGGCGGCCTACATCGACGGCCGGGAGGTCTACCGGGGTACCGGGCGCGTGGCCGAGGCGCCGGGCCCCATGCACCTCACCGTGCAGCTGGACCACTTCGGCGGCAACCCCCGGGCGGCGAACTTCGACATCGCCTGGGTTCGCGTCTACCAGCGGGTGAAGTGATGGGCGACTACCTGGCCGACCTCTTCCCGACCGAGCAGACCCCCGGGCGCCCGGTGGCTCTCGGCGCCTACATGACCGCGTGGGACCCGGTGACCGGATGGAACACCGTCAGCGTCGGGGCGACGAACTACACCGACCTCCCGGCCGTGCGCGCCACGGTCGCCGGGATCGGCCCGGTCCTGATCCTGTTCACCCCCGAGCCAGTCATCATCGGCACGGTTTCCCCGGCCGCTCCCCGGTAGAAAGGCGCTCCCCATGACCATCGGATTGTCTAAGCTGGCCGCCGTAGAACGGCTCACGGCTTGGGCCACGAAGTACACCTATCTCCAGCTCCACGTCGGCGACCCGGGCGCGAACGGCACGGCGAACATCGCCGCCGAGAACACCCGCGTGGCGGTCACCTGGGGCACCCCGGATGACACGGTGGCCGGTGTCGTCACGCTGACCCACTCGAACGACCTGGTGATCACCACGGCGGCGGCCACCGAAGACTGGTCCTTCCTGGCCCACTTCTCGGCCAGCACGGCCGGGGACTTCGGCGGCTCGGGCACCATCACCGCCGACCCGATCACCGTGGGCTCGGACCGGACGTTCCCGGCCGGCTCGGTCATCGTCACGGTTCCGGTGGCTGCCTGATGGCCGCCACCGCACGGGGCTACAGCTACCCGACACCGCTGGATGAGCCGAACATCCCGCAGCACTTCCAGGATCTCGCCGAGGACATCGACGCTGACGTCACCGAGTTGGCCGCGCTCATCGGCGAGGGTGGCGGCGGGGGTGGCGGCGACATCGGCACGGTGGTCGGCGGGCGCTGGCACGCCAACACCACGGCGCAGTCCATCCCGGCCACGGTCTCGGGGCCGGGAACCGTGATCGCCTTCGGCACGGCCGGCGCAGACCCGGCGCCCTCGGGCGTCACCCGCGCCACCGAGGGCTCGGGGCACAAGTTCACCCTGGGCAGCTCGGGCTTGTGGCACGTGCACGCCACGATCCGCGTGGCCAGTTCGGCCACGGCCGGCGAGATGAGCGCGAACATCCGCTACGGCTCGGGCTACGCCACCAGCCTGGCCGCCGACGGTGCCCGCCGTGAGGGCTTGGCCCGCACGATCAACCTCGGTTCGACGCGCTACCTGGCCTCGGGAACCGCGCTGGTGGTGCACGTCTACAACGGCACCGGCGCGGGCCGGACGCTGGAGCCCGACGCCGGGAACTGGGTCCAGATTGACATCTGGAAGGTCGGCTGATGGCGACCGACGACACGGCCTCAGTGGTCGTGGAGCTGAGCCAGGCGCTGCCACAGTTCAACGTCCGGTGCTACGCCGGTCGCCCGCTCACGATCACCATCCCCCTGGAGCAGGGCGACGGCACCGACATGCCTGCCTCGGCGATCACCCGCGCCCGCGCGCAGGTGCGCGACGGGATCGACTCGAACCAGGTACTGCACAGCTTCGACACCGATGACGATCCGATCGATGCCGTGGTGACCGACGGGCAGATCACCTTCACGGCCACGTCGCTGGTGACGACCAGCTGGGGCGACCTCTGGCCGGGCCGCGCCCCGATCACCACGGCGTGGTGGGACATCGAGATCACCGACGAAGACGGCGAGACCTGGCAGATGTCCGAGCCCGGCCTGTTCGAGGTCATCCACCAGGTCACCCGCTAGACCCCGCTCCCCCGCAGAAAGGCGCTCCCCGTGCTCACCCTGACCAACGCGATTCGCTCCACGATGTGCGACGCCATCGTGGACTCCCTGGACGCCGGGGCCGGCGCCGGGACGATTCAGATCCGCTCGGGCACCCGCCCGGCCGACCCGGCGACCACGGCCACCGGCACCCTGCTGGCCACCGTCACGTGCGCCGATCCGGCGTTCGGCTCGGCGTCCTCGGGCGTCGCCACCATCACCGACCCGGCTGGCGTCACGGCGGCGGCCACCGGCACCGCGTCGTGGTTCCGGGCCCTGGACTCGAACAGCGCGGCGTGCTTCGACGGCTCGGTGACCGCGACCGGCGGCGGCGGGGACCTGACCCTGTCCAGCACCTCGATCGTCTCGGGGACCACGGTCGACATCACCGGCGGCACGATCACCGTCCCGCAGGGCACGCCGTAGCGGGTCACGGCGTAGCGGGACGGCTCGACCAGCGAAGGGAGGTGTAGGGCATGGCGTGGCGCTTCGACGCGAGCACGGACACGATCATCGTTCCCGGGTTTTCCGGTGCCACGGCAACGATCCTCATCGCCGCCAAGCGGGTAGTGGACCTGGGCAACTACTCGAACGTCTGGATCGTGCACGCCAACTCGGGCGGCACCGGGTCGACGCGCGCCGGGCTGGGTACCGACGTCGGCGGCGACACCATGACGCTGTTCGACTCGGCGTTCCTGACCCAGACCGGCCCGACCATGACCACCGGCACTTGGTACTACTTCGCCGCCGTCATGTCCTCGACCAGCTGGACGCTCTACTACGGGACCAACCCGGCCAGCCTCACCACCGTCGGGCCGAACACCCGGACCGCGCTGTCTTCGCCGGGGTCTTTCACGCTCGGCGACGCCACCGAGTGGTGGTCGGGCGACATGGCGAACCTGAAGGTCTACACCCGGGCCCTGACGCTGTCCGAGTGTCAGGCCGAACTGGCCACGGCCTCGGTGGTCGACTCGACCAGCCTGATTCGCCATCACACGATGGACACCGTCACGATGGTCCCGGACGCCGGGTCCGCCGGGACGAACATGACGGCGGGGTCCACGGCGGTCGCAGCGGTGACCGGGCCGTACTCGACCACCATCACCGGCGCCCTGGCCGGCTCGGCCCCGCAGGCCACCGGTGCTCTTGCCGCCACCCAGAAGACCAACGGCGCCCTGGCCGGTACCGCACCGCAGGCCACGGGTGCGGTCGCCGGCATCGAGAGGACCAACGGCGCGGTCGCCGGCTCGGCCCCGGTCCCGACCGGGGCCCTGGTCGCCACGCAGAAGACGCTGGCCGCCCTGGCCGGCGCGGTGGCCCAGTCCACCGGTGCGCTGGTCGCCACGCAGCGCACAGCCGGCGCGGTGGCCGGTTCCGCACCGGTGGCGGTGGGTGGACTGCCCGCGACCCAGACGGACCCGGGCGCGGTGGCCGGGTCCGTCCCGCAGAGCACCGGGGCGCTGGCCGGTGCTCTGGTGAACCCGGCCGTGTTCGCCGGCTCGGCCCCGCACCCCACCATCGCGCTGGTCGGCGACCTCCCGGGCATGGCCCGGACCGGCACGGTGGCCGGGGTGGCGCCGAGTGCAACCGGCGCCTTGACCGGCACGGCCCCGGTCGTGGGTGCGTTCGCTGGCTCGGCCCCGCACGCGCGCGGGGACCTGACCAACTATGCGGTCACCGTGTGGACCCGCCCGCCCCGGGCCGGCGCCATCGGCCTCACCCTGGGTACCGGCCCGCGCGCGGGCGGCACCGCGACGATCGAGACCGGGCCGGCGGCGGGTACCTCCGCTGTGGTGGGCACCGGGCCCAGGACTGGAGCAGCAGCGGTGATCACCACATGATCGACCCGGTAGCGGCGGACGTGCTCCGCTGGACGAACGGGGGTCTCGCGCTGACGCTGATGGCGCTGGCCGGGTTCGCCATCGTGGTCTCGGAGTTCTGGGACCAGCGGACACGGTTCGGGCTGTTCGCCGCGTTCGGGGCCCTGCTGACGGCGGGCCACCTGTCCGCGCTCGGGGACCCGGGAAGCTACCGGCTCCCGATCCTGACCGTGATCATCATCCTGGCCGTGATCAGCACGGCCGCCTACGTCCGCCGGGAGTGGGCCCTATTCCGAGCACGCAGCACGATGCACTACACCGCAGGAGGTCCGAACCGTGACGCCAGAGCTGGCCACGTCCCTGTTTCAGGGCCTGGCCCTGCTGCTGGGAGCACTGGGAATCTCGGCGGGGGCACGAGTGCGGCGGTCGGCGATCTCTCGCAAGGAGTGGCGCCACCGAGAGAAGATCATTCTGGCCTGGGCGGCACACGCCTTCCGACTGGAGGAGATTCTGAGTTCCCGGGGTATCCCGGTGCCGGCCAGACCGAAGATCCTGGAGCCCCCCGACGATGACGGCGACGATGCTTCCGCGCCCGCACAGGCAAGTTAGGCCGCTCTCACCGTGGCTGCTGCCCGGGGCCCTGGTCCTGGTCGCCGTGGCCGTGAGCGCGCTCGGTTTCTCGGTGGGGGACCGGGCGAGCACGGCCGAGCAGGCCAAGGTCCAGACCGATCAGGTGGTCAACACCGTGACCGCCGAGCGCGACGCCACGGCCGGACAGGCGGTAGACCTGGCCACCCTGGTCCGTGATCGCTGTGAAGCCGGCGCCATCGGCGACACCGACGTGTGCTCGGCGGCGGCGGTGGTCCAGGCCGCGCCGGTGCCTGCTGTGCCGGGCCCTCCCGGTGACCCGGGCACCCCTGGTGCTGCGGGTCCGACCGGCGCAGCTGGCACCACCCCGCCGTGCCTGTTCCTGCCGTCCCAATGCGTCGGCCCGCCCGGCCCGCCAGGACCACCAGGGCGCGACGGGGCCGACTCCACGGTGCCTGGCCCGCCCGGGGCTGACTCCACGGTGCCCGGCCCGCAGGGGCCGCCCGGACGTGACGGGGCCGACTCCACGGTGCCCGGTCCGCAGGGCCCGCCCGGCCCGCCAGGACCGCCCGGGGTCGACGGCGCCCAGTCCGGCTTCACCGAGGCACCGCCTGCGGACTCCTGATGTTCCCGACCCCGCTGGAGATCCTGATGGCCTGGACCCTAAATCTCCGGCGCCGACTGCTGGCGCCGGTGCTCGAAGCGATCGACGAGATGGAGACACGACTCATGACCCGTGCAGATGAGCTGGTGGCCCGGCTGAACGACGCCACCAACGAACTGGCCAGCGACCTGCGCGACCTGCGCTCGGCACTGGAGGAGGCCACGGCCGGCTCGGACAGCAAGGTGGCCCAGGCCGTCAACGCGGCCCTGGACGGTTTCGAGGGCCCGATCTCGGCCCTTGAGGCCATGGGCGCCGACCAGTCCGCGCCGGTGCCGGACGGGCCGGCTGGCCCGGGACCGAGCGATGGCGGCGACGGCATCCCGGCCGGGCCGACCACCCCGGCCGATGAGCCCGACACCGAGCCCGGCGACGGGCAGCTCCCGAACGACCAGTAGGGCAAGCGTCACCTGGTGGATCATGTACTACCGGCCGTAGTATCGGCGCCGTGGTTCTGTCTACTCCCAGGTGATCGAATCCCACAGCGAAGGGCCCCCCGGATTCCGGGGGGCCCTTCGTGTTGTGCGGGGATCAGATCCACTTCTCGTACTCGGCCAGCCGGCGCAGGGCCGCCGCCCGCCGGGCCTCCGTCTCGCCGGCCAGCTTGGCGTCCAGCGCCTTGACCCAGTCCGGCAGTTCGGGCGCCCGCTGGAGACCGGTCTCCAGGTCGCGGACCCGGGCGAACGCGGCATCGGCCTGGCTACCCAGCTCGCTGAGCTGGACTTCCAGGTCGGACACCTCGCCCTCGGCCTCTTCGGCACGCTCGACCAGCCGCAGCTCCCGGTCGCGGTGCAACTCGCGCTCGGCAGTCAGCTCGGCTTCCAGCTGGTCCAGCGCCTCGCCGAAGCGCTGCTGTGCGGCGCGGGCCTCGACCAGGGCTTGGCCCAAGGCATCGGTGAAGTGGTACGTAGCCATGTTCGTCTCCTCAGGTGAAGGGGCCGGGGCCCGATCGGGCCCCGGCCGGTCGTTCAGCGCTCCAGCAGCTCCCAGAAGCGGCGCTCGTCATCGTCCTGGCAGTAGACGGCCTCCTCGGCCCTCTCTGCCGCAGCGGCGGCCTCAGCGATCGCCAGAGCCTGCGCGGGGTTCGGCTGGTCCATCTGTCCTCCCAGGGACGGGGCCCAGGCCACGCGGCTGGTGTCCAGCTGCGCGCCCGGCCAGAAGTGGAAGCCCCTGATCGGCGCCGGGGAGACCAGCAGGACCACCAGCGCCAGGACCAGGAGCAACTTCGTCATGGGAGAAGACTAACCCATGGGAGAGAGCCCGCGCAACCCATGGGTCACTCGTCCTCGAACGGCTCCAGGAGATGCCGCACCAGGTGCGCGTAGGCATCGGGCAGATCGTCGTGGACCAGCGCCAGAGAGCCCCACATCTGGAGGTCGGTCTCGGTCTCGGGCAGGCGTTGGGAGTGCCAGACCTGCTCCTCTTCGGCGAAGTACAGCGCGCGGGCGATCCGATCCATCTTCGACATACGCCCGGCCGCGTGCACCTCCAGCTCGACGCCCGGCGGCAAGATCGGCTCGATGACCCCGATCCACAGCGCCGAGCCCTGGTTCCCCTCCACGCGGACCTTGCGGATCGCCGGGTTCGCCGCCAGGTGCCGCTTCACCCGCTCGGCCAGCTGGCCCGGCGTGGTCCGGAACTTCGAGCCGTGCAGGATCACCGCGCGGGCCTTGGGGATGGCGAGACTGGCCGGCACCAGGCCGCCGACCACCAGCGCCGTGTAGTCCGAGGTCGGGTCCGCCGTCGGGGCCGGGTCAATTTGCATGACCAGCGGCTTGCCGTCCAGCCATTCCAGCCCGCCGTAGCGGAACGTCTCGGGCTTCCAGTTGTGCCCGCCCGGCAGCGGCGGCCAGCCGGCGAAGTTCAGGAGGTAGTTCAGCGTGTGCTCGATGCGCTCCAGGTAGCCCAGCGCGTAGCGCTGGGGCCAGAAGCTGCGCCGCACACCCGTGGCCGGGTCTTCCTGGATCGCCGGCACGTAGTGCACGGTGAAGTGCTCGTCATCGATCCACTGTTCCTGGCGGCCCTCCCGGCGGGCCTTGCGCGCCACCGCGTGCATGATCGAGTCGTACATGGTCACGGTGCCCATCAGCACCACGGCGGCCTGCTCGTTCATCGGCAACACGGTGTTAAGCAGGGTCTCCAGGCGCTTCTTGCGCGCGGCCACGGAGTAGTTCGAGGCATCGGGCTCGATGTCGTCGCACACCAGCCCGTCGGGCCGCTTGCCGCCGATGTTGAGCCCGAGCATCCGGGTATTCATCCCGCGCACGGCGAAGATCGCCCCACCGCGCGCGGTGTAGGTGTCCTGCGAGTCCCGGGCCCCGCGCGTGCCGATGCGCGGCGGGGCCATGTCCGGGAAGTCGCGCAGCAGGACGCCGTTCGAACCAACCTCGTTCCGGAACGTGGCCATGGCCAGCCGGGCCTGATCGCTGGAGTCCGAGAGCCAGCCGAAGAACCGGCGGTGCCCGTGGCACAGCGCCCACAGCACCAGGATCACGGTCCACGTCGTCTTGGCCGCACCGCGCGGGGCCACCCAGGCGTCCCGGCACGCGCCCGGCCGGGACCACTTCGCCGCTGCCTTGGCCATGGCGAAGTGGTGCTCGGCGAGGCTGGACACGTTGCCCGTCTCCGGGCTGCGGAGCAGGTGCGGCAGGTACACCAGGGCGAAGCGCACCGGCGACCACCGGGTGACGTCCCGACGGAACTGGCCGTTCACCTCGATGGCCGGTGTCCACTCGCCCTGGTACCGCTCGGTCACGGTCCAGGGCTCGAACAGTGCGTCTCGGTCGACGGTCGCCGGCAGCGCGATCACGACGGGCTCTCCTGCCCGAGTTCGCCGGTCCGGTCGGTGGCCTGCTCGGCGCGGTGCGCCCGCTCGTTCGCCGCGCGGGCCATCTCGACCAGTGCGGCGTTCTTCCGGTCCGCGTCGGCCAGCTCGGCCCGTGCTTCGTCCCGCTCGGCGATGACGTGCTCGGTGTGCTCGCGCATCTTCACGGCGGCCTTGACCCGGTCGATCAGCGGTCCGGCAGAGCGTCGGGGGCCGATTTCGGGGATCGAGTTCAGGACGCTACGCAGCTCTGCGTGGTTGCGCTTCTCGGCCTGGAGTTCGGCCACCACGCGCCGGGCCACCTCCAGCGCGGTGTTGCGCAGCTCCTGCGGGTCCATCTCGTCGTAACCCGGTGCCCAGTTCCCGAGCACCCGCAGGACGTCCTTCAGTCCGTCCGGCGCGTCACCCCGGGCAAGCCGGCCCTGGAGCTGGCGCACGGTCTGGCGGGCCTCGGCCAGCTCGCGCTCCCGGAGCTGGAGGGTCTGGGCCCGCTTCTCGGCCAGCTCGGCGGCGGCGGCCCGGTTCGTCTCCAGGTTCTCGATCGTGGCGCCGCGCTTCCGCACGACGTCTGCCAAGTGGTCGGCGTCCTGCTCGGCCTTCCGGCGGGCTTGCTCGATCGCGCGCACGGCGCCCATGGGCATAGCATCGCCGCGCCCGACCGGGCTGTCCGCCGGGTCGGCGTCGTAGCGCGCGGCGACCAGCCCCCGCAGGGCCTGCGCCCCGCTGGCCAGGGCCCGCAGGATGTTGCCCGAACTGCGCTGGGCCACCGGCTCGGGCACGGTGGTCGGTTCCACCATCAGCTCGGCCAGCAGCTCGGCCGCGCCCTCCAGGTCGGCCGCTACGCGGTCCGCGACGTCCCCGGGCCCCTCGTCCAGGCTGGCCGCCTCCGGGGCGCTCCAGCCCTTCCAGGCCGACACCATGGGCGGCGCAGGGTCGACCTGGAAGTCCTCCGGCGAGAAGGCACGGGGGTCCAGCGGCGGGATCTCCTCGGCCATCAGCGCGGCCAGGCGCGGCTTCTCGTCATCCTCCGGGGTCAGGGCCTCCCAGAGCTTCACGGACTCGGCGATGGCCAGCTCGGCGCGCAGGGCGGTCAGCTCGCGCCCCTCGGCCGCGCTGGGATTGAACCGGGGATCGGTCATCATCTCGTGCCCGGCGCCGTACGCGGCAGCACGGTGTTCATCGTCGACGCGCCCGTTGCTGGCTCGCAGCGCGTCCGTCCAGGCCAGCACGTTCACCCGGACGTCGTTCCACTTGCTCTTGCTCATGATCCACTCCCGGTGTCGTCGTCGATCGCCGCACGATCGCGCGCGGCGATCGCATGCGCCTCGCGGATGGCCCGGATCATCTCGGGGTCCGGGCGCGGCTCGTCGGTGTGCAGCGTGACCGTGGTCGGCGCGTACCCACCGTGGATCTTCAGAATCTCGCGGACCACGGTCACCACGACCGGGGCCACCTTCTCGAACTCGGCGCCCTTCTCGTCCAGGCGCTGGAGCCCGCGCGCCTTCAGTTCTTCGAGCAGGCCGGTCGCGTCGGCCACGATCTCGGCCCGGTTGTAGGCCGGCACCCACTGCTCGGCGTGCTCGAAGATCCGCACGTAGCTGCGCGCGGTCTCCGTGGAGACCCCGAGCGCGCGGGCGATGTCGGCCAGGTAGGCACCGTCACGGCGCATCAGGCCGGCGCGGGCGACCTTGCGCGGGTCGGGCGCCGGACGTCCCCCGGGCATCACGGACCCCCGTGGCCAAGTCGGTCGCCGATGACGTCGGTGACACCCTCCATCGCGTCAACGAAGGTCCGCAGCTCGAACGCGGTCGAGTCGTTGATCAGATCGGCCAGGTGGTCGTCATCGCCGTTCAGGGCGGCGATCAGGGCGTGCGTCTCGGCGTAGGGCCCGACGTCGGGGCCGCAGCGATCGCAGCTGTTGGTCTGCATTTCGTCCACTCCCAGGGACACGGACGGCCGGACCCGGTAGGGGCCCGGCCGTCACGGATCGGTATCAGGCGCGCTTGCGGCGCCTCTTCACGGTCGGGTTGCTGTTGGTGGCCACGGCCTTCTGCAGCCGGGTCGGGCGCCCGGTCGTGGCTTCCTTGACGGCGGCCTGGTGCGTGCAGAAGCCCTGCTCGAACCCGGACCCGCACCAGCACTTGCGCTTGAAGATCCCCACGGTCACATCTCCTGCTCGGGACGGTCGGCGTACGGGTCCGCGTAGGCGCGGGTCGCCCGCCCCTGCGCGGCCAGCATCGTCCGACGGTTCTCCTGGGCGGCGTACATGCGCGCCGCCCAGGCGCTGGACCCCGCAGCGAACAGCGCTGCGCCGATGGCCCACAGCCACAGGCTCAGCCCGAGCGCGACCACGGCGACCAGGGCCGCCACGGCCGACAGGCTCAGGGCCGCCAGACGGACCCGGGCCTGTTCGACGTCCAGGTGATCGCGCTCGGTCATGGCCTACTCCTCGGTACTCGGGGCGCGCCGCACCGGTGGCGGCGGCGCCGGGATGTCGTGCTGTTCGCGCAGCTGGGCAGCGGCCTTACGGATGCGGCCCACCTCCGCGCGCTGGCGCCGGGTGCCGGCACCCTCGTTCAGGTCGTCGGCGTAGTCGGCGAGCACGGCGGCGATCTCTTCGGAGTCGTCCGCGTCTCGCCACCACGGGTTGCTGACGTTCGGCATTGCTCTGTCCTCCCAGGACTTCGGTACTGCTCGGTCTTACTGGTCCGGGTGCTCGGCCAGGTTCAGCTCCGCTTCCACGGTGGCCAGGCGGTCGGCCAGGGCCTGCGTACGGGCGCCCAGGGCCTCCAGCGGGATGTTCAGATCACCGCCCAGGCGCTCCAGTTCCCCCTGAAGCCGGACGCGCTCGGCGCGCAGCCCCGAGACCCTGGCCCCGGTGCTGTAAGGCTCGGTCCGGGTCGCGCCGGAGGTCTGGCCCTTCCGGATGCGGAACAGGTGGCCGTCGCTGACCATCCCCGACGCCACCACTTCGGCGTGCGTCAGGTCGCCGTGGGCCAGGGCTTCACGGATCAGCTCGTCGCGCTGGCGCTTGAGTTCCTGGATCGCCGGCCAGGTGGTGCGGTCGTGGATCTCCCTGATGTCGTCCAGCGTGATCGGCACGCGGGCGACGCCAGCAGCGATGTCCTCCGGCGTCCGCCGGCCGGTCTCGTTGGTCGTCATCATGTCCTCCACAGTAACCCATGGGAGCCCCGGCGCCTACCCATGGGGCAGGTGCCGGGGCTCCCGGTGGTGTCGGTCAGTCGTTCCCGTGCTCCCCGGTGCCGTAGCCGGCCCGGCGGAACATCTCGTTCAGCTCGTCGATCGACGGCGCCGCGCCCTCGGGCAGCTTGTCCCGGGCCGCACCATCGCTTGGGCCGGCGAAGGCGGCGAGCAAGCGCTGCGCCCGCTCGTCACCATCGGCGTGGTTGGCCAGGTGCCGCAGGATCTGAACGGACGTCCTGTCCTCGCCCAGGTGCTCCTGCACCTTGCTCGCGGTATCGGCGGTCAGCCGGCCGAGCAGCATGGTGATCGCCAGAGCGACGCCACCCGCCTCGGCCACCGCATCGGCCTCCACCGTCACTTCACCGGTGTCCACCTGGCCGTCGGGCTGCTGGTCCCCGGCCATGTACTCCACGACCAGCTTCGCCCGGATCATGCGCTCGTTCATCGTTGCTCCCAGGTGATGGGGCCGATCGGCCCCGAAGGCCGGGGGGCCCGGTCGGGCCCCCCGGAGTCTGTCAGCCCTGCCCGAGCCAGCGGCGCCCCGCGCGCTCGTCCAGGGCACTGCGGACCCGGTCCGCCTGGTTCCGCAGTGCCGTGTTCTCTTCCAGCCGGAGCCCGGCCAGCCGGCGGTAGTTGTCGCGCTGGTCCTCGGCCTCGGCCAGGGCGTGCCGGACCTCCCGGTATGCCTTGTCCGAGTTCGCCCGCTGGCGCAGCAGCTCCCCGACCCGCTCGTCGCTGGCCTCCAGCTGCTCGCGCAGGCTCGCGATCTGGGCCTGGTACCGGTCGCGCTCGTCGGCCAGGTCGGCGATCCGGTCGGCACCCGCGTCGCGGGCCTGGCGCTCCAGCTCGTCGACCCGGACAGCCTTGGCGACGGCCAGGTCGACCGCCTTGGCCAGCTGGTCCTCCAGCTCGGCGATCCGCAGGGCGTCCACCCGGCGCTGGTCGGCCTGGCGCTCGGCGATGGCCTCCAGGTGCGCGACCCGGTCAACCGGGGCCGGCACGCTGGCCGGGTCGCCCAGGTTCGCGATGATCGGGCTCACGTGACCGGCCTCGAAGGCGGCCTTCTCGATCCCGTCAACGAAGGGGCGGGGGGCGGAGGTCTGAGCGGACATCGGGGCCTCCAGGGCCTCGGGGGCCGGCTTGTCCGGCCCGATGAGAGAAGGCTATCCCATGGGTCACGGTCCGCGCAACCCATGGGATAGAACTTCTTCTCAGTCCTTCTTCGGCTCCAGCCAGTACAGGCCCATGGTCTCGCTGATCCCGCGTGCGCCGCCCTGGATCTTCCCCGCCTTGGCCAGTGCCTGGAGCGCAAGAGCCACCGAGGTCTTGGCCCGGTTGGCCGGCAGGCGATCGGAAATGTTGCCCTCGATCGCGGACGGGCTCCACTTCAGCCCCGGGTGTTCCTCCAGGAAGGCCAGCACCTCACGGCGGCAGAGCGCCGACACCGAGAGCGGCTTCGGCTTCGGGCGCGGCGCAACGGTCTCCAGCCGGCCGTCCATCTCCGTGACCTTGGTGTCCAGGCCGGCGACCAGCCCGGCCACCGTGGTCTCGGACTCCTCCAGCCGACGGGCCAGGATGCTGAGCTGGCCTTTCAGGTCCTCGTACGCCTTGCGGTAGTCGAACGGCACGACCGTCGGGCGCTGGACGTAGGGCGAGTCGCCGTTGCCCCTGATGTTCGTCCGGTCCTCGGCCGGCGGACGAGTGGGCTCGGTTGGTGCGGCCACGGTGGGCTCCTTCTTCGTGATCACCGGCGGCTGATCCGCCGGAGTGTCTGCCAGGACGTCGATCCCACGTTTACGCAGGTCCGACAGGAGGTTGGCGCGTCCGGCACCTCTGGTACCGATGTGCAGCGCGGAGAACGAGAGTGGGGGCTTGCTCGGATCGCCGGGATAGACCTTGAAGTTGTGCCCGTCGCGTATCACGCGGGCCCCTCGGGCCTCGCATCGCTTGGCGATCTCGTCGGGGGTCATGCTTCCTAGGCCGAGCTTGGCCACGGTTCCCTCCCAGGGGATCAGTCGTCCCACCAGCCGAGGAGTTCGGCGGTGGGGTGCTCGATGTAGCGGGCCACCATCCGTAGCTGCGTCGGCGAATAGCGCCCGACCAGCACCCGGTTACAGGTGTCGCACAGGGCCCCGCGCGCGCACCGGCGGCACGCCTTCACGGTGTCGTGGTCGTGGCCGGCGGCTCGGCGGTGGTCGTGGTCCAGCGTCGGGGCCTTGCCAGTGCTGGTGAGCGCGCGCCCGCAGATGCACGCGGAGCCCTGCGCGGCCCACAGCTCGTCACGGTCCTCCTCGGCCACTCCTCGGTCGCGCACTCGGGCACTCGCGCGCCTACGGGCCTTCTGGGCCGCCAGGCGGGCGCGCCGGTGCGTCGCGCACTCGGGGATGCGGGGGCCGGACTCGGGATCGAGCGGGCGGGGCTCGGCGGGACGGAACTCCATCACCGAGTCGGGGGCGCGGTAGACGCCGTCCATGACGCTCGGGGCCACGGGCAGCGCCGCGCAGGTGATGCACGGATGCACCAGGTGCGCCCGGCGGACGATCGACCCGCTGAACGCGCACCGGCCGCGTACGGCGTCGGTGCGCGGGTGCATGTGACGCGGGAACTCCCCGCCCAGCTCCACGCCGGTCAGGAGCCGCGTGCAGGCGGGGCAGATGGCGCGGAGCGGGCGGGGGTTCATGGTCAGCTCTTCCTGTTCAGGGCCGACCGGAGGTAGCCGGCGATCTCGTGCGCGGCTCCGTTGGCCTCCTCCTCGTCCTGGGACCGCTGGCGCTCCAGCCTCTCTTCCAGGTCCCTGATCTGGCGCGGGGTCAGCTCCACGCGCCGGCTGTCGTCGCTCATCACTTCTCGCCTACCTTCCGCACCTTGCGTCCGTCGGGGTGGCGCACGTTGCGCCGGCCGTGCCAGAGATCGGTCAGCGTGTCGCTGACGGTGTTGGTCAGGGTCCAGGGCCGCCGGCACACCGGGCACGTCCAGACCTTGGCGCCGGTGTTGGGCACGTCGCAGTCGTGCATCAGCTCTGCTCCCGCTTCTGACGCTGCTGCTCAGACCGCAGGGTCCGGGCCGCGTACTCCTGCTCGGTCTCCTCGTCCAGTGCCCGAGCACTACGACGCCGGTTCAGCGACTCCCACTGCTCGTCGCTGATCGTGGAGCTGGCCGGCGGTGTCTCGGCACCGTCGCGCCCTCGGCTGTAGCCCATCAGTTCTGGTCCCTCTTCTCGTAGCTCTGCCGCTGGAGGGCCGCGTAGTGCGCGGTGTCCTCATCGCTGCGGGTCTCGGAGCGGCGCTCCAGGTCGTCCATCTGCCGGCGCGAGATGTTGCCGATCGCGACCTTCGGGGCGTTGGCCCCGTCCGAGCCCGCGTTGCTGCCGTTCGCCGGCTTACTTCCCCATGCCATGGGTCTGTCCTCTCTGTGTTCCCAGGTGATCGTTTGGGCACTACGGCCGGACGGCGAATACCGCGCCCGGCCGGGTGGGAGGTCGGCCGCCGCTCCCCAGCGGCGGCCGACCTCCGGGTGGCGGACCTCCCCCGAGGTTCCGCCGGGCGCGCTCCCGGACTGTCGAATCCGGCGCTGCCCTACGTCTTGCTCAACGTAACCCGTGGGCGGGTATTCCGCCACCCATGGGTTAGCGCTTGGTGCCGACCAGCGAGTCCGTCAGCTTCTGCCAGGCGGCCTCACTGTCCTCGGCGTAGACCACCCGCACCGCGTCCTCGATGGCACGCAACCGGGTCAGCTCGGCCAGCGCAAGCCGGGCTGCGTCGGCCTCGGCACCGTGCCCACTGGCACGGGCCCTCAGCACGGCTTCCCACGTCATCGTCATCGGGCACCGTCCCAGCCGCCGGCCAACAGCACCAGCAGGACCAGGATCAGCGCCCAGGTGACCAGGGAACTGATCCCCCGGCCGCCCGAACGCGCCCTCACGGGCGGAGGTTGGACGGACGCAGCCACTGCTCGTACTCGGCAACGCCGTCGTAGGAGGCGAACTCGGCCGGAACCTCGATCTCGCCCCGGGTCAGGATCGACGCCATGCGCCAGAGGTCGCCGACGCTGTTGTCCGCGTGGGACACGGCCACGGCGTTGTCGGTGCTGAGGCCCAGACGATCCCGGCCGGCGCTCTCCCAGTCGCCGCCATGGGTCTCGTCGTCCAGCTCCAGCTCCGCCACCTCGACGGGAGCCCATCCCTGGACGGGGCCCATGTAGCGCTCGCTGGGCCGGACGGTCACGAAGACCGAACCGTCCTCCTGCTCCTGCGAGTCCATGACCACGGCCCAGCCGAACAGGCAGCCGGTAGTGCCGCACGCGGTGTCGGCCAGCGCCTTGACGCGGTCGGCTCCCTCGGCTTCCATCCGGGCCTTGACCCGCTCCACGACCTCCGAGCTGTAGGCCGGTTCGGTCCCATCGACGTCGCCGGGCCGCTCGGCGAAACCGAACCAGCGGCCCTGCGCGTGAACGTCGCGGTTCGTGGTGACCCAGTTCAGGGCCCGACGGAGCAGTTCGATGTTGACGGCTTCACCGTCGTTGGCCGGGTCCAGGGTGAAGATGGTGCGCAGGCCGTGTCGACCCTCGGCCCGGTAGTGCACGTAATCGGTGTCGTTCATGTTCTGATGTCTCCCAGGTGGTAGAACTTCAGGCCGGCACTTCGCCGGACCCGTTGCAGGTAGGACAGGTCACGGTGCGCTCGTAGTCGGGGTGGTACCGCTTGCTCTCGGGCCCGTAGGCCGACTTGACGGTCTCGGTGATCGTTTTGTCTCCGCCGCAGAGTGGACAGGTCTTGGTCTTGTTCGGGTCAGGTTCCCCCTGCCCGAGCCAGAGGCGCGCCATCGGTTTCTCCCAGGTCCCCGAGCTTCGGTCGAGCACCCGGCCGCCGGGCTCGGGGTCACCGGCGGCCGGGGGGTCTCACAGGTAGTCCGGGGGCGTCTTGCCGGCCCGGACGTAGGCCGCGCGCAAGTTGCGCTGGGCGGCGTAGCGGTCCCGCATGCCCTCCCGAGCGCTGTAGGCCCCGCCGACGATCCAGACGACGGCCAGCAGGCCCAGCAGCAGAAACACGGCGGTCATCGGACGGCTCCCGGGTCGCTGGTGCTCCAGGCGAGCTGTGCACGCTCCCAGCGGGAGGCGCGTTCCCGGCGCTCGTTCTCGTCCCAGGCGGCATCCTCGCGCAGGCGATCCCACAGGAGGTGCCCGCCGGCGCTGGCCCCGTAGATGAGGGCGAATGCCAGAGCCGCGATCAGAGCTTCCACGTTCTGCCTCCCAGGCTTCCGACCCTCCTGCGGGGCCGATGGGAGAACAGTAACCCATGGGCGGGTGGTTGTGCAACCCATGGGACAAGGTCACTTCCGGCGGCCCCGGACCAGCACGAAGACCAGCACGAACAGCATCAGCACGGCCAGGGTCAGGCTCGGTGACCCAGCGGCGTAGACGGCCTGCGGGGCGATCATCAGCGCGAGCACCTGGCCGCGCGGGTAGGTCTCCAGCCACGGGACCAGGTGCGGCCGGTCGGTGCGCCGCCGCGCCGGAGTGCTCACTTCGGCGGCTTGAGCGGCCAGACGACGCCAGCCGACACGGTGACCACCATGCCAAGCGCGAACAGGAACGTCGCCCAGACACGCGCCGAGCTGTAGACAACGGTGTTGAACGCTGCCCAGGCGGCAACGCAGAGGATGGCCACCCCGAGCACGGCCAGGCCGAGCGCTACGGCCCTCACCGGCCGCGCGGCCGGGTCAGAGCCACCGTGCGCAGGGCTGAGCGGGTCGCTGCGGCCTGCTCGCGCCACCGAGCTACGCGGGCAGGGTCGAAGCGCTCGGAGTCGCTGAGCGAGGCTTCCGGGGCTCGGTGGCGGGGCTGTTCGGCCGGCTTCGGCTCGGTCATGGTCGCTCCCAGGGATCGGCGTCGGGCCCGACCGTACCGGGCCCGGGAACGGGAACAGCCCCGGCCGGTGGGCCCGGCCGGGGCTGCTGTGGGGGCTTCACCCCTGCTGGAACTTCTCCCGGTGGTGGCGCATCACCTCAGCGGCAATGGCCTCCCGCTTGCGCAGCTCCACCAGCTCGACCGGGAGGACCCAGCACTGGCGACGCAGCCGGCGGCAGGCTGCCCGGTGGCTCCCGACCGCCCACGCCACCAACCGGTGGTGCGGGCGCTCGTCGGCGGGGATCGCCTTGTAGGTCACTCGGCACAGCCACACGTTCGTGAGGACGATGCCAGCCTCCAGGGCGTGAGCCGAGGTGGCGAAGTGGGCCAGGGCAATGATGATCTCCATTGGAGTCCCTTTCACTGTTGAGTTGGAGCCTGCTGTCGTGCCGTTGGGACCAAACTATCCCATGGGACAGAGGCCGGTCAACCCGTAGGAGAAAGGTTCCCACAATGCGGGAGATCCCCTGGTCAGTCGGTAGAGCTACCACCCGGCCCGGAGTCGCTCCAGCCCTCGCCCATCGGCCCCGAGGTCCACTGCCCCGGATGGATCGGCCCACGCGAACGCGGCCGGCGCAGCGGCGGGACTGGGCGCGGAATGCGCCGACCGTGGT